ATACTTGCATTAATATGTAGAGGATTATATAATTGAGTTTCTTTTCTTGGATTTAAATACTGTAATACAAATTGTTTACCTAACCACCAAAGTCCATCACCACTTGTTAAAAATTTACCTAATCTAACTTGGTCTGTTAATGCAGTACCTAAATGTGTAGTAATTCCACCACGAACAAAATCAGTAGTGTGTCCCACATTAGAAAGTCTGTTCTTTGCCCAACCATATCTATTTACATCCATTAATGATTGTAAAATTAGTGGATGTTTGGTAGAGTTAGAATCTAATCGTATTTGATTCTCTTTTTTAAACTCATATCTTTGTTTATATTTAAATTGAATATCTGTAGAATATAAAAACTTTTTTCTTAATTTACTTTCTGGATATGACATTATAGAAGATAGTCCACCCATCATAGTAGGGAACTGTCTAACAAAATCACCTATTGGTGATAAATTATTACCTTTATAATCTACTCTTTTTAAATCAAGTGGCCAGGTGAAATTCTTACCTTTTACGTTCTTATATTGTGATTCACCAAGTATAAAATTTGTCTTAAATCCATTATTTACTTTAAAATTTAAATCAAAAAAGTTATAACTCGAATTTCTTTCTCCAAATGTCTTCTCAAATGGATATGTTTTATTTAACTTAAATCCTGTATTTGGGGATTTCATATTTAAAGTAAATCCTTTTGCATAATCATCTACAAAAGAATTTGATTGTCCTAATTTTAGTTTGTATGGTTGAAATTTTGTAAATGATCCTGGTTTAAAATCCTTGGTGAATCCTCTTGCACTATTATCTACAAAAGAATCGCTAGTACTTAATTTATTTAATTTAGATTTTAATTCTGATAATGCCATGATTATGCTTGTACTGCTCCTATTCCTCGTATTGTATTAATTTGTTGTCTTGATTGTTCTGCTCTATCTACTGAACTTACTCTCATATCTTTTCTCAGTGCCTTTAATTCTTCAATCATCGGTGTCATACTAAAATCTTGTGTGTTAACTGCAGTTTCTCCAGCGTGAATAGCCATTTCACCACGTCTAACATTAGCCACCGTACCAGAATTCATTGTGGCTCCACTAACAGGAGGTCTTGCCGCAATTGCACTTGTAACTCCACCAGCAACTCCACCAAGTAGTAATCCTGCACCACCACCTTTAAGTGCTCCTTTTCCCATACCTTTCCACCCCTGTTTGGCCATTGCTGGGCCTACAAATGGTATAGCATTCAAAGCTCCTACCAAGGATCCAACTATTCCCAATAGTACAGTTCCTATTCCTGCTCCAATAGCTACCCATTTCCAAAGACTCGATGCTCCTTCTTCTTGAGCCTTATTAACTGCATTCGTTGCCCCAACAACTTTAGATACTTCACTTACTTGTAATCCAACAGCGGATGCCAATGCTTTACGTTGAATAAGATTCATACTATTCCACTCTGACTCACTTCCAACCAACCGTACTATTTCTTTTTGGGCTCCGAGAGCATCTCCAGCAAGAGATAATTGTCTAAATTTATCAAGATTAATTTGTCTACCGAGTAATACTGAGGCTTCAAATTGAGCATTTATTGAACTTTCAAGGTCTAAAGAACCTTCCATAGCTGAAAGAATTGAACCCATTTCCAATCCAACTTTCTTTGCTTGGATTGCCATCTTCATCAAATTTTTACCACTATCTTTTGTAAATTTAGCAAATGCTTCAGAATCTGCTGCCATTGATTCAAATACTGCTGCGGGTGATACACCTTCAAGTCTTGCCATTTGAGCAACTTGTTTTTGTTGTGCCAACAATTGTCTATTAGACATACCACTTGTTGCAGTTTGTAATTTTAAAAGTTTTGCAGAAGCAGTAGCTGAAATTCCATATTGTTTATTCAGTATCTTCATATCAACGGCCATCATGGTCGTTATACCATTTATATTACCAAATTCTTCTGCTATTGCCTTAACACCCTCGGCATTTACTGCAAGTGCCCCACCAAGTTTTAATGTTTGTTTATAACTTAATCCAGTTTCATTTGCAAACTTGAATGACGCCATTGCCATCTTCACCAAAGCACCAACTACCACTGCTCCAATCGCTGCTATTCCTATCATTGCTATCTTACCCCTACCAAGTCCTTTAGCTGTTTTTTCAGATTCCTTAGTATGAGATTCCTGTATTTTATTACCTTTAGTTGCTTCTTTGTTTGTCTTAAATCTCATATCCAACTCACCACCTTTTGTTAAAGGCCCGAGTTCTGGAGTGGCTTCAGTTTTTAAATCTTTAATATTAAAAGCTTCTTTAACTCTTTCACCAATTTTATTTTTTATATCATCTTCCCACTTATCTATAGGAATCATTTTAGTTAATAACCCGCCAACTATTGGAATTTGACCAATTAAATCATTCATATATTTTACGGGTTTTAAAAATTGTGAAGCGGTTTCTTCAGTTATATCATGAGCTTTCTGTAATCTATCTTGTAAATCTTCTTGACTTCTTAAAAACTTAATTTGTCCTTTTAATTTATCCCCACCAAGAAGTTTATTTTTCTTTTCCATTTCAAAGATTTGTTTGGATAAATTTAGTTGTTGGAATTCAGCAGTACCGACAGCCTCCATATTTGATTGTATAGTTGCTGCATTATCTGCAACCACACCTAAAGATTTAGCTAATTTTTTACTGAAATGATCTGATTTTTGTCCATATTTTACAATTAAAAGAGCATTATCTTTTAATCCGTCTTGAAACCCCAGTTGAGTTTTCATTGATTTTTTTAATTGATTAGCCAGGTCAGCCTGTCCTTGTAACTCAATACTTATATTTTCATAACCTTTTAAATATTCTCGTAAATCTTTTCTACTTTTCTGTAATATTTTTAAATTTTCTCGGGCTAATTTATTTTGCTCCTTCATCTGGTCCGATTTGGCATTCATAGTTCTACCAATTTCTTGTTCTTGCTTAAGAATTTTTTTATTTAATAAAGCTAATGCTTTTCTGTTATCTAGTTCTGCCATTGATTACTTTGTGTTAACTGACAATTTAGCCAGTATTGAATTAAAAATATAAACTAATTAATTTGTAAAAATTAAATATAATCTAATGCGTCCATCTTGGATGCATAGTCAGGATCACTTTTTCTTTTCTTTTTAAAATAATCTACAAGATCCTTTTCTAAGTCATTACTTTTCTTCAACATTTTTTTCATTTCAGGGTCTGTTGCTAATACTTTTGCAACTTGTTTCCCTTTTCTCTTAGCTAATGATTTAAGGAATCGGCCTACAAACTCTTTTAAAACAGTTTCATTTTTGTATATATATTTTGCCATATTAATTTTATACCTTGGATTGGTTACTAATAAATATCACTTATTTTTATTTTTTGAACTTGGGCCCTTTTGCAGATCGTTGTTGTTTTTCTAATTGTTTGGATTCTTCTTCGTATGTTGAAGAAAGTTTTTGAAGATACCATCTACGTAAATAGACTGGCATTGAGTATAAGTCATGAAAGGTAAAACTACCCTTTCCATAATACATTAAATCGAATATTTGTTTGTGTATTTCTAGTTTATAACTTAACGGAAGGCCAAAAAAATCGAACCGTCATAGGGACAGTTATTTCTACCCCCTCACCACCATCATCTATAACAATATCCATATCTATATCTGGTGTTATTTCTTGATAATGGCTTCTAAAAGCTTGTGAGTCTTGTGTGAAAAACTCGTTATCTACAAAATTATTAACAAATGCTTGTTCAGAATTACCATCTACTGAAATTATCATCTTTTTATATCGAGTTGTTACCTCTTTGGTAACTCCACCACTTACTTTAGATAATGCTTCTACTTCCTTACCGACTTCTCTCTCATCACCATCAGTTAGTAATTTGAATTCTATTGTTCTTTCCGCTTGTGGAAGTTTAAAACTAAATAGATTCTTCCCTTTTTCATGTTTAGAAAAATCTATTTTTTTATCTTTTAATTTAGTTAAATCGTGTGTATGTTCTTTAGATAAACCCGTATTATCAATATAATCAAAAGTGTATTCTTTACCATATGCAAGAACTCTTGATGCTATAAACAATGCATTTTTATCACCTATCAACATACTGTTAAGGTCTATTTTCTTATCAACGACCAAAGATTCCAATAATTTATCCAACACAATACCTTTTTGAATAAGATTTTGTGAAGTTAAAATATCTTCTTCTTTGGCAGTCATATATTTTATTTCAATTTGCCCTGAAGATAACGGATTGTCCTCGGGATAAAAATATCCCTTAGAGGGCAAATCCACTACTTCCGTAGGGAATTTAGTTTCTGCCATTTTTACTCCTATTTGATTAGTGTCATAACCTAATTATAAATATAACCTTTGTGTCCGAAATAACGAATTATTTTTTTGGTGCGAATTTCTCTTTGATTGGTTTAAGAATCATATCGAAAAGAATATCGTCATATTTTGTTGGTGTGAGTTTCACAATTTTTTCAATTGCGTAAATACCAACTAAAACATATTCCCAATTTGCTGCTATCCATTCAGTCATTTTTATTCTCCGTTAAAGGTTTAAACTTGGGTGTTGTTCTTTATGATGAGTTTTACACAAAACAACTCCACTTACTTTACTATAAATATGATAATCCACAACTTTTTCTACTGGATTTTCATCTTTTACAAAACTTTTTAATATATCGGTCATTCTTTCTTTGTCGTGATGAACATGAAGATTTTTATTATCACCACATTTCTCACACTTAAATTCCGATTTCTTTAATATTGGATATTTCCAATCACTATATAATCTATTAGATGCATATACTCTTGCTGATAATGGTGATGTTCCGCCTTGCCAACGTGAAGAATCTTTTCCGTATAACGTAGGAACTGTACCATCCAATCTATTCGTTTTCATTATTTTAGAATATCTATCTTTTCTATCTTGGGTAAATGACTTAGAAACTTGTTTGCCATTATTAGCAACTCGTTCATCTTCAATAGTTAATCCATCATTCCAAACTTTTCTTTCACCACTCTTATATTGTTCTCTACGAGTTTTAGCTGAATTTTCTATTGCCGTTGGATTGTGTCCCCAATTGTTATGGACTCTGGAATAATGTCCTTTTGACCATTCATTTTTAACAGTATCCCCACATCCACATTTACAATATTTTTTCATATCCACTTAAAGTAATACTTTAATCAAAATTGGAGTATAGCGTAATCGTAACGCAATGTTAATTCGATATCTACTGGATCTGTACCATTTGCAAAATCTACATCATTGAAGTTAACATCCTGTGCCCACGCACCTTTTAATGTCCATTCTTCAACAATATCTCCTACTGGACCCAATAAATTAAATGTAATATCTTTTTTATAAAAATCTGAGTATCCATCACGACCTGTTACTGATTCGTGGGATAATCTCACCCATTCCATACATGCTTGTGCTGCTGATGGTACAATAGGGTCATATAATGTAAGTGCTAATGGTTGCCACTCACCTTTACCTTTAATGTATCTCTTTACATTAATATGGTCTAATACTATTTCTTCAAATGTTATTTGAGGTCTTGCTGCAGTTTTTATTAAATATGCGGGTAGACCTTCAATATACATGACATACCGGTTTTTAGTTTTTGGTTCAAACGGTGTGAACATTATTTCTGAAGGATCAATTAACTCTGGCATTTCCAATTCTCCTATTGTTAAATTCTGTACGGTTTTTGTACTTCAAGTATAAATATCAAACTAATTAAAAAAAATGAATTTCTATATATGTCAATTTGTAGAAGTTTTTTAGAAGTTTTATAGGGCAATAAAAAACCCCATAATTAAATGAGGTTTCTTATTTCGTTTTACGAATTAGTCTGGGAACGATGCTCCTGTGGGTAATACCACGAAGTCAAGAACAATAAATTCCGCTGTTCTCGTAGGTTGGATAAATATCTGTCCTACAAGACGGTTTCTATCAACAACATCAGGTGTGTTATTGCTATCGTCCATCACTACTCTAAATGCGTTCAAACCACTATTGGCCTGGACACTTTCAAGGTAAGGATTGACAATATTCAAGAAACGATTCCTCGTTGCTGTTGTGTTCTGTTCGAATACTAAATATCTTGAAGATGACGCAATGAATTTCTTCAATGCAATCAACAATCTACGAACATTGATTCTATCAAGTGCTGATGGTTTAGACTGAAGTGTTTTCTGTCCAAATACCGTTACACCTTGACCTGGGAATGTTGCAATTGGATTAACTCTATTTTCATACAGTTTATCTCTCTCAGCGTGAGTTAATCGTGTTTTAGCTTCTAAAACAGAAGTTAAACCACCACGATTTAAACCAGCTGGTGCAAACCATTCGTGTGCTATCTTATCTGTAAAGGATATTACACCTGGTAGAACAACTGAAGGTGGCACCCAAACTGGTAATTGTGTTTCAGAATCAACTACTTTAACCCAAGGAAAATATGTCCCTGCGTAGTTGGTATCTAATGCACTTATACCGTTGGTTGCGTTATCAATTGTATCACTCCATGCAAATCCATCCAATACATAAAAAGCATCACCACGAGCTTCAATTTTTGAAATTGCGTGGTTGGTCACTGCACTATGTACAATTGAACCACCTTTACTATGAAGTACACCTGGGATAGCCAATAAATTAATATCGAACTCATCAGGATTACTTATAGCATTGATTGCTCGTTTGTATGCTACAGAACCACTTGCTGCTGCGGATGATAAATCAAATCCTTGTGTGTTTGTACCAGAAATATCATTTCCAGTAGCTTTAATCACAGTTGGATCATCACCATCAAATCCCCATTGTAGAGGCATTACAAATTTCCTCTGTGCAATGTCTGAATTTGCTAATGTTATTGCTGTTGAACTATTTGCTGCCGTAGAAACATTTAAGTCTCCTGCTGCGTTATCATCACCATTCATATTTGCTAATGAAAATACACTATTTGAACCTGTAGTAGCGTTATAAGGAATAGGAGCTAAATACTCTCTATTATCCTTTAACTTATAATCAAATCCATAAAATACGTTTTGGTCAAAATCACCAACACCATTTTTCTGTTCTGATTTAAATGTTATTGTAGGTACATTAGCACCTAATACTGGATTATTCACTGCTTCAAATCCAAAAGGTACTACATTTTTAGCTAAGTTTCTAAGATCTGCATAATCACCAATACGAATCCATTTAGATTGATTTGGCCAATCACCTTTATAGGTTAATTTACCATTTGAATCAATTTCAACAAATCTATCACCAATTTTTCTTGCGAAATAGTTGTTTGAAGTTCTATCAAAATTACAATTATCAAACTGTTCAAGAACTATATTATCATCTGCTTGTGCTGGGTTATTTTTTCTTACCTGTACAGAGAATTCACCATAATCCGAACCAGGAATTGAACCAGCCGCTTTAATATTCAATACACATACTTTAAATTCTTCATTCACACTTGTTCCGTGAGATAATGAATAAATTCTAAATAAGTTATTGTATGAACGAGTTGCTGTTGCTCCTTGGTCAATTACGATTGGTGTTCTTGCCACAGAATAATCACTATTACCTGTCCAAGTTGCTGCTACACCAGTTGCTCCATATTGTGCTGAATATCCAGTTCCACTTTGAAAATCCTGTCCAGCCGAACCACTTGCACTATTTGCTACTGATAATTCAGTCCAAGACTGATGATTATTGTGTGCAGTTTCTTTAAATACTTTGTATAGGTATACTTTTGATGTATTGTTCATTGGATCAGAACTAATCACTTTATCAATAAACAAATCACTTGATGTTGCAAACGATGCACTTATTGTTTCATGAAATGTTCCAGCTGTATTAGTAGAACCACTTATGTGGATTACAAAATCACCAGCTGTAACTGAAACAGTTGAACCACTTTGTTCTACACCACTTCTCATTACTCGTGTTCCATCAATTCCAAGTGCCCCAGCACCACGTGATGGTGCTAAAACTGCTATTAAATCTTCGTTGGATGAACCACTTGCAACTATATTAACATAATCTGTCTTATATCCACCAATACCAAGAACTCTAACTATTGTTACAGCACTGGCACTTTTAAGATATTCTTGAACTGTGTAGGGAACATAATAATCTTCACTTACTTTTCCAAATGTATTTTCAAATTCTTGAAAATTACTAAGTATAGTTGGTGTGAATGCTGGGCCCTTTTCAGTCGGCCCGATTATTGCTGCCCCAATATCAGAAATACCTTGTGGTAGAAAAGACAAGTCCCGCTCTTCCGTAAAAACGCCAGGACTTACTATTCTTTCCGCCATTATTTTTCTCCCAATTTATGAGGTTGTTTTAATACAAATTAAAGTTATATATAAATATAAGCCAAATTTCTCAAACATTAGTTTTGAGGAGTAAATTTACCAGTTTCTACATCAAGATTACCAATTCCGTACTTATCTGTCATCTTTTTTACAATTCCTTGTTCAGATTCTCTAGCTTCATCATATGCAACATGCAATTTTTGTTCATTAGATTCTATATTATCCAATTCCTTATTTAATTGACTACGTTGTAAAGCAATCTGTCCAAGTTGTAAAGCTATACCTTGGTATTTTTCTTGTAAAGATTTAATCTCTTTGATCTCTTCTTCAGGTACTACTACTTCTGATTTTTTCGTTTCGTCTGCCACGTTAAAACCTCCATTTTTGTTGTTATAAATGTATCTAACTATAAGTATCTAATTAGATTTCAAATCATCAATTTCTTTTTTCAATTCTTTAATAGATTCTATCAGAACGGGGACTAATTTATTATAATCCACCGATTTAAATTTTCCTCTACCATGTAAACCTTCGTGTTCTTTCACAAGTTCAGGAATAACTGCTTCTACTTCTTGTGCTAACACTCCAACATCGTGTCCCATATCTTCTCGTTTCCAATCATACTCAACACCACGAAGTTTCATCACATCAGATAAACCATATTTCATATCTGTGATATTCTCTTTCAAATTCATATCAGATGCGACGGTTGAAGAATATGCAACAACGTCAGCGTCTGCGTGAAATGTTCCACCCGCTGTAAATCTAAATTCTTCTACATTTGATAAATACACTTTAATATTATCATCTGTACCAAAATCAATCCAATCACCACTAGCATCTCTACCAACTTTAAGTCCAGTATTATATATTGAAGTAATAGTTGTTTGTGCTGCTGTTACTGCAACATCATTAGCATTTGCTGTAATTCCATCTCCACCAATTACATTTATCACTCCACTTGTGGCAGTCGTTCCTGCTCCTGCCAATTCAGTTGCTACATCATCATGTACCATACCAGTTTGAACTGCATTTGCTTGTATTGTTCCAGCTGCTGTAACATTACCACTTCCATCAAAACTTGGTGAAGTCCATGCAACATCACCAGTCATTGCTATTGTTCTACCAGTAGCCAAAGCAGTTGCTGTAGACGAATTTCCTGTTAATTCACCTGCCAACGCAGTTGATGTAATGGATGTTGCTCCTGTTACCACACCAGCGTCTATACTAATTGTTCCGTCTAATAAAATTGCCGAACCTGCTGCTGGTTCGATGTTAATTGCTGCTCCAGAATCTAATGTTATTAATCCTGCTGAAGCAATCTCAGCAGTACCATCGATTGTAAATAAAAGATTTGCTGCTGCGGCTGCTGTATCAACCGTAGTAAAAGTCAAAGCACCATTGGTAGATGCTGCTATAGTGGCCGTATCATCTGTTGATGGTGTCATCACAATTGAATCATCTGTAATAACCGTTGTACCGATTGTAAAATCTGTTGTTGCGTCAATTGTAGTACCCACAATAGTACCTGCAGCTACTGCACCTATTGCAGTAAAATCACCTGCGGCTTGAGTTGCTGCCCCAATTACTGTATTATCAATAGTTCCACCATCAATATCAGGTGTATTAATATCAGGACTTGTTAAAGTTTTGTTTGTAAGTGTGTCGGTTGAACTAATAGTTACTAAATTAACTTCTGCATCTTTCAATCCACCAATCCATCTATCTTCACTTACATCCCAGAGTAATGAACCTGTTTCTGTTGTATCGGCATCATTTATATAAAGTCCACCATCTCCTGCTGCTGAACCAGCATTTAATGTAACTATTCTATCTCCAATATCTAAATTTGAACTTGAAACATATGTTAAATCTCCTCGTACTTCCATACCACCAGTTACAATAATTCCTGTAAATGATCCAGATGCTGGTGTTGCTGCACCAATAACTGTTCCATCAATATTTCCACCATTAATATCAACTGTAGTAAGTGTAGAAGTTCCTGTAGCAGTAATTGCGTCTATATGACCTGTATCAATATGAGCTTCTGCAAATTGTAACGCAGAAGTTCCTAAATCTCTTGCACTATTTGTAGATGGTACTATGTCCGAATCGAATCGACCCGTTGCTGTAATTGTATCACCCGTAGCGTCTCCTAAATCAACATTTCCAGTTGCTACTAAAGTTGTAAAAGTACCAGCTGCTGGAGTATTACCACCTACAACTCCATCTGATGTTCCAACAAATGCTGTCGATGTAATAGATGTTGCTCCTGTTACTACACCCGCGTCTATACTGATTGTACCATCCAATAGAATTGCTGAACCTGCTGCTGGTTCGATGTTAATTGCTGCTCCAGAATCTAATGTTATTAATCCTGCTGAAGCAATTTCAGCCGTGCCATCTACTGTAAATAAAAGATTTGCTGCTGCGGCTGCTGTATCAACTGTAGTTATAGTCAGAGCACCATTAGTAGATGCTGCTATAGTGGCCGTATCACCACTTGTTGGAGTCATCACAATCGAGTCGTCTGTAATAACCGTTGAACCTATTGTAAAATCTGTTGTTGCGTCAATTGTTGTACCTGTAATTGCACGAGCCGTGTCAGCACCAAGTATACCATCAACATTAGTACCAATTAAATCGGTAGAAGTAATTGATGTTGCTCCTGTTACTACTCCTGCATCTACACTAATTGTTCCGTCTAATAAAATTGCTGAACCTGCTGCTGGTTCAAGGTTAATTGCTCCACCCGAATCTAATGTTACGGTAGTACCAATTGCTTCAAACGTTCCGTCAGCGGTAATTGTTATGTTTGCTGCTGCGGCTGCATCATCTACTGTAGTAATAGCCAATGCACCATTGGTAGCTCCACTAAAAGTAATCGTATCACTTGTTGATGGTGTCATCACAATTGAGTCGTCTGTAATAACCGTTGAACCTATTGTAAAATCTGTTGTGGCGTCTATTGTAGTACCAACTATTGCGGCAAATGTACCAGCTACTGCTGATGCTGCACCAATAGTAGTTCCATCAATACTTCCACCATTAATATCTACTGTAGTAACTATTCCTAAATCTGCAACTGTTCTACCTGCGTTTGTCCAGTTATTACTAAATGACAAACTTGAACCATCGTCTGCACTAATTGTATCGAGTGCTATATCACCCACATTAGTAATGTTTCCATCACTAAAAGATGTGGCGGTTGTAGAAGCAATTACAAGAGTTCCATCATCTGTAATTGTGTTATCAGTAATGACAGTTCCACCGATTGTAAAATCAGCTGTGGCATCTATTGTTGTACCTTTAATTGTCGTATGTGAAGAAGCTCCAATAGTAGCCCCATCAACTGTTCCACCATTAATATCTGCTGTAGTGATACTACCTAAATCTGCTACCGTATTTCCAGCGTTTGTCCAATTACCTTGAATATTATCAAGTTCTATTCGTGATGCACTTACTGAATTTACTGCAATGTGTGCAAATGAACCACTTGATGTGGCTGAACCACTAATAGTTGTTGCGTTAATTGTTAATATATCCGCTCCATCGTCTGTAATAACTACATCTCCACCATCAACATCTATCGCCAAATCTCCAGCGAGATCCATAGTTAAATTAGCATCATTTGTAATCGTATCTGCTGTAAGTACCAAACCATCAATTGTAAAATCAGTTGTAGCGTCAATAGTCGTACCTTTAATTGTAGTAGCTGATGCTGCTCCAATTGCAGTTCCGTCAATTGCTCCACTATCAATATCTACATTTGTAGAATTAAAGTTGCCGTGGTCTAAATTAGCTCCTAATGCATCTGCATTCAAAGTATCTATATATGCCACACCATCTATGTATAAATCTTTCCATTGTGTACCAGATGCACCCAAGTCATCGGCATCATCACTTCCAGGTAAAACATTATTTCCACCTGGGTCTAATATAATATCTGCGGCTGCTATAATTTTTAAATCTGTATCTACATCAACATAATCAGCTGCACTATCTATTTCTAATCTTGGAACTCTTAAATTACCACCTGATTGTACTAATACATCTGATGTTTCAGTTAATGTTATTCCACCGTTAGCCCAATTTATAACACCTGCTGCACCTAAATGTAAATCGTTCCATCCTTTAGTAGCACTACCTAAATCGTATGTAGCATTTGCATTTGGAGTTAAATTTGAAGTAATATCTGCACCAATACTAATAGAATCTGTATCTGCATCTCCAAGTGTTAAATCTCCACCTATAAAAGCATCTCCCACAATATGTAGTTTAGAACCACTAAGTACTGAACCACTTAAGTCCGATACTAAACTTCCACTTGCAAACGTTATTCCATCTGGAGTTGCAGTCATTGTTTGTACTGTATTTCCAGTTTTATCCATAAAATGAATAGAGCTAGTAGATACATATAATTCTTTCCAGGGTCTACCCGCATTTCCTAAAGTATAGGTGTCAGAATCTCCTGGTATAAAATGAAAACTTGCCGTTGCAGTATTTATAGACTGCGACATCACTAACATTGCGTCCGTTGATTCTACAAGTATTCCTTTTGGGTGATGTAAATCACTCGTGATTAAACTACTATGTTTTTTTGCCATTTCTTATTCCCTTTAAGATGCTCCAGTTATTACTACTTCATTATTTTGGGTGGTAATTTGTTCAAAATCCATTATAGTTGATGTCTCTTCTGTTACTACCATATTTGCTAATACATCAAATGTTACAAGTTCCGAACCTGCTTGTTTAACAGTAGTTGCATCTAATGAACCAGTAAATTCATGTTTACTACCTGAAAAATTTGTAGATCCTGTTACTTCAAAGCCACCCCCATCAATTTTGATTTTATTACCAAATCTATCAAATCCTAAATATGAAGTAAGTGACATATTATACTATTTCCAAAATACTACAAAATGCCTGTAGTGTAGATGCTGCATCAGCCGTAGCCTTTAAAACATCGGCTGTTTCTAAATTTATTGGTTTATCCAATACTACCGTTGTACCATTTGGTACTGCTAAATTCTTTGCTATATAAAAATCACTCCCTGCACTGGAATCCGTTACAAAAATATCGACTAGCCCAGCATTTGATGCGTGTATATTTGAAATATATACTGCGTGAACTACTGCCGTTGTCGAACTTGGTGTTGTATAAATTGTTGTTGCACTATCTGTAATTGCAACTCCCTTATTTTTAAATGTATTAGCCATTCATTATCCTCCGAAAACTATTCCAAAAACTACCGCATTTACATCTGTTACATTTGTTAGTCCTGTACCATCACCACTTAAATTAGTTGCCTCTACTTTACCAAACGAACCAGTTGAAGTTGATGAACCACTTATGTTTCCAGATGCCTGTATAATTCCTGTTACATCTACACCAGTATTTGTAGTTTCAAGTTTTGTACTATTATTATAATTTAAATCTACTGAATTTGCTGAGTTTAAAACCAACATAGTTTTAGAACCAGCTGCATTCTGGAATGTCTGTGTTCCACCCAAATAATTTAGGTTTCCAGTTCCATTATCTTTTATGTAACTATTACTACCATCGTGGTATAGTTGTAAATCATTTTCATCACCAATATTTAAAACTGCATCATCTGCAAGTTTTACGCCACCACTTCCTGTAATTTGATTTAAATGGGCTGAACTGCCCGATACTATGACTTTTTTCCAGTTTGGCATTTAAGTTATTCTCCTATTGCGGTTGGTTACTCTTTCGAGCCCACTTCCCATCCTCTACCATAAAGATGGGCCAACATTATAATACAAGTTATTCTCCTAAACCTTCTAAGTGTTTCTTCATTAACTTGTATTCTTCTTGTAACTTTCTTGTTACGTGTAATACG